ATATCTATTGATTTGAAAACAGGGGAATACACTGAGATCAAAGAAGAAGAAGATGCTCTTGAAGTAGTTGAGTAATGGATTCAGTTATAAGAAAAATCAGTATTGGTTCTGATTATAAAAATGAAGCTATGCATTATTCTGTTGGCCAGCAAGTATATGGTGGTCACGAAATAGCTTATATTTTATTTAATGACTCTGATAGTTCTTATAATATACACATAAAGAAAAACAACGAGGTATTGCCATGGAAAAAATTTAATTCTAACATGGCTATATCCGTTGAGTATGATTTAGAGTATTAATGAAGAGTCTATACGATTTTATCGTCGAACCAGTTGGCGATAAATACAGCAATACTGTTAACGTAGGTGATAAAAAATTAGTTGTAAATACTAAAATTGAAAACTGGAAATTTGTAAATAGGTTAGCTAGGGTTGTAGAAACCCCAGCTGCCTTTTCAACACCTATAAAGAAAGGTGCTATAATAATCATACATCAAAACGTGTTTAGAACGTTTTATGACATGAAGGGTGAAAAGAAAAAAAGCAGATCTTATTTTAAAGATAATCAATATTTCTGTACAGTTGACCAAATATATTTATATAAAAATAAAAACACTTGGAAAACTATAAACAATAGATGCTTTGTAACACCTATAAAAAGCAAACAAGATCTAACGCTTGATAAAGAGGCTAGCCTTATTGGTATACTTAAATATGGTAATAAGTCCTTAGAAGCGCTTAATATAAACCCAGGAGATCTTGTAGGGTTTACTCCTAACAGTGAATGGGAGTTTTTAGTCGAAAATAAACGACTTTATTGTATGAAATCTAATGATATTGTAATTAAGTATGAATACCAAGGAAACGAAGAAGAATATAATCCAAGCTGGGCAGCGAGCAGTTGAAGAGTTAATCAAGGTAGCTAAAGAAGCCATTGTTGATTCAGATGACGACATATCAGCTGACAGACTCAAAAACGCCGCGGCTACTAAAAAGCTTGCTATATTCGATGCCTTTGAAATACTTAGTCGCATTGAAGAAGAAGAGAACTTATTAAACGATAAACCAAAAGAAGTTAAAGAAGAAAGAACTTTTAAAGGTTTTGCTGAAGGTAGATCTAAGAAGTAATGTACGAACAAACATTATATAAAGTATTAAAAGATCATATAAAGCCTAAGGTTTTAAAACGTATGAACCGTTATAAGAAATGGGATTACGGTTATAACAAAGAGTATGATCTTATCGTAATAAGTAGAGACGGTATAATAGGTGATATATACGAAATACAAAACTTAAAAATAGCTTTACCTAAAGCTAAAAAAATACATAAGTTTGAAACTAATAAATGGGAGTACACGGAATACCCTAAAGTATTAAAAAAAATAAAGTCTGTATTTGATTGGGAAGAATATCCGTTAGACTTTAAAGAAAAATGGTATGATTACATCGATAATGAGTTCGTCCGCAGGGAAGAAGGCTTTTGGTTCTATAATAAGAATGTGGCTACTTACATTACTGGTACTCACTATATGTACTTGCAGTGGTCCAAGATTGATGTTGGGCAACCAGATTTTAGGGAATCAAACAGATTATTCTACATATTCTGGGAAGCTTGCAAGGCCGATCACAGGTCATATGGGATGTGCTACCTTAAGAATAGACGATCTGGATTCTCATTTATGGCGTCCGGGGAGTGCGTTAATATGGCAACCATATCAAGCGACTCTAGGTTTGGAATATTATCAAAGTCTGGACCTGATGCGAAGAAGATGTTTACAGACAAGGTGGTACCGATATCGGTTAATTACCCCTTCTTTTTCAAGCCGATACAGGACGGTATGGACAGGCCAAAGACAGAACTCGCGTATCGCGTCCCCGCGACGAAATATACGCGTAAGAAACTCGAGAATAACGAGACGCTACGTGAACTCGACGGGCTCGACACCACGATCGACTGGAAAAACACGGGCGACAACTCGTATGACGGTGAGAAACTCAAACTCCTCGTCCACGATGAGAGCGGCAAATGGGAACGCCCGACGAACATCCTTAACAACTGGAGGGTCACGAAAACCTGCTTACGATTAGGTAGTAGAATTATAGGTAAGTGTATGATGGGTTCAACTAGTAACTCATTAGATAAAGGTGGAGACAATTTTAAAAAACTATACAATGACTCAGACATTACGCAACGAAACGCGAATGGACAAACTCGCTCTGGATTATATAGCTTGTTTATACCTATGGAATGGAATTACGAAGGATACATTGATTCTTATGGATTACCTGTCTTCGACACGCCTAAAAAACCAGTTGAAGGACCGCAAAGTGAGATAATAGATTTAGGTGTAATAGAATATTGGGATAACGAAGTAGAAGGATTAAAACAAGATCAAGATGCTTTAAATGAGTTTTATAGACAGTTTCCACGCACTGAAAAGCACGCATTTAGAGATGAGTCAAAAGAATCTTTATTTAATCTAACTAAAATTTATGAGCAAATAGATTTTAATGAAGACATGCGTAATTCTATAAATATTACGCAGAGTAGTTTTCAATGGGAAAATGCAGAACAAGATACAAAAGTTATATTTGTTCCTAACAAAAATGGTAGATTTAAGGTAAGTTGGGTACCGCCGTTTCACTTGCAAAACAAACGTTATAAAAAAAATGGCACTAATTATCCAGGTAATGATTTTATGGGTGCATTTGGATGTGATCCATACGACATATCAGGTACAGTAGATAAAAGAGGTTCTAAAGGATCTTTACACGGTCTTACAAAGTTTTCAATGGAAGACGTACCGCCTAACCACTTCTTTTTAGAGTATATAGCTAGACCTCAAACAGCTGAAACATTTTTTGAAGATGTACTTATGGCGTGTATTTTTTATGGCATGCCAATATTAGCAGAAAATAATAAACCAAGATTATTATATTATTTTAAAAAAAGAGGTTACAGAGGTTTTTCAATGAACAGGCCTGATAGAAGATATAATAAACTTTCTATAACAGAAAGAGAATTAGGAGGTATACCAAACTCAAGTGAAGACATAAAGCAAGCGCATGCGTCAGCTATTGAAACCTACATAGAAACATTTGTAGGACTAAAAGAATCGGGTTATGGTGATATGTATTTTCAAAGAACACTAGAAGATTGGGCTAAATTCAATATAAACAATAGAACAAAACACGATGCTTCTATTAGTTCTGGTTTAGCTTTAATGGCTTGTAACAAGCATAGATATTCTCCAGTAAACAAAATTAAATTAGAACCTGTAGATCTTGGAATAAAAAGATATGATAACAGGGGTAATTCATCAAAAATAATAAGTTAAATGAATATATATACTAACTCAAATAGCGCTTTTCCAAGTCAAGTCGTAAGCGATGCTGAAAAAGCAAGTTTGGAATACGGCAGCCAAGTTGCTATGGCTATTGAATATGAGTGGTTTAAATCAGGTAGAACTAGCGGTAATAGATACTTAACTAACTGGAATAACTTTAACACGCTAAGATTATACGCTCGAGGAGAGCAGCCTATACAAAAATATAAAGATGAATTATCTATTAATGGTGATTTGTCTTATCTTAATTTAGACTGGAAGCCAGTTCCTATATTGTCTAAATTTGTAGACATAGTAGTTAATGGTATATCACAAAGAGCTTATGAAATAAAAGCATACGCGCAAGATCCTAGTTCCATTAAAAAAAGAACTTCTTACGCTTCTAAGATATATGAAGATATGCTTGCTAAAGATTATATAGAAAATATAAAGCAAGTTCTTGGTATTGATTTATATCAAACACCAAATCCTGATTTGATACCAGAAACTCAAGAAGAGCTTGAACTTCACATGCAGCTTAGTTATAAGCAGTCAGTAGAAATAGCAGAAGAAGAAGCTATAACAACTGTTTTTGCTCAAAACAAATATGATCTTATCCGTAGAAGATTAAATATGGATTTAACAGTATGCGGTATTGCTGTTAGTAAAACAAGTTTTAATACCGCAAATGGTATTACTGTTGATTATGTAGATCCTGCCTACATGGTATATTCATACACAGAAGATCCTAATTTTCAAGACATATATTATGTAGGCGAAGTTAAGTCTATAACAATACCAGAACTTAAAAAAGAATTTCCACATATATCTAACGAAGAACTTGAGCGTATACAGAAAATGCCTGGAAACAGGCAATATGTTACTGGTTATAATGGTTATGATGAAAACACTGTTCAGATTATGTACTTTGATTATAAGACATATCATAATCAGGTGTTTAAAATAAAACAAACTGACCAAGGGTTGTTAAAGGCTATTGAAAAGCCAGATACATTCAATCCTCCAGAAAATGATAATTTTGAAAGAGTTTCAAGATCTATAGAGGTTTTATACACCGGGGCTAAAGTCCTAGGCACAGACACTATGCTTAAATGGGAATTAGCAGAAAACATGTCAAGACCTTATGCGGATACTACTAAAGTAGAAATGAATTATTCTATTTGTGCACCAAGAATGTACAAAGGAAGAATTGACTCTTTAGTTAGCAAATGTATTGGCTTTGCTGATATGATACAACTAACTCATTTAAAGCTTCAACAAGTTTTATCTAGAATAGTACCTGATGGTGTTTATTTAGATATGGACGGCCTAGCAGAAGTAGACTTAGGTAACGGTACTAATTACAACCCAGCCGAAGCATTGAATATGTATTTTCAAACAGGTTCTATAGTTGGTAGATCTCTTACTCAAGATGGTGAAGTAAATAGAGGAAAAGTACCTATACAGGAATTACAAAGCAGTAATGGTGGTGCTAAAATATCTAGTTTAATTAATACTTATCAGTATTATTTACAAATGATACGTGATGTAACAGGGCTTAACGAAGCTAGAGACGGTAGTTTGCCTGATCGCAATACATTAGTAGGATTACAGAAATTAGCGGCTAGCGCGTCAAATACAGCTACTAAGCATATAAATCAATCTAGTTTATATATAACTCTTAAAATAGCAGAAAATATTTCACTAAAAATAGCGGATGCTTTAGAGTTTCCTTTAACAGCTGAATCTCTTAAAAATTCAATATCTTCGTTTAATACACAGACTTTAGAGCAAATAAGCGCTTTAAACTTGCATGACTTTGGTATATTTTTAGAATTAGAACCAGATGAAGAAGAACAAGCTAAGCTTGAGCAAAACATACAAATTGCATTGCAAAATAATGGTATTGATTTAGATGATGCTATTGATGTAAGACAAATAAAAAATCTTAAACTTGCTAATCAAATGCTTAAAATAAAACGTAAGCGTAAGCAAAAGCAAGACATGGAAATTCAACAGTCTAATATACAAGCTCAAGCGGCTGCTCAAGCTGAAACCGCTGAGAAAACAGCTATGGCTGAAGTTCAGAAACAAGAAGCTATAAGCGGTTCCAAGGTACAATACGAGCAAGCTAGAACTCAAATGGAAATTCAAAAAATGGAAATACAGTCTCAGCTTGATCAACAAAAAATGCAAATGCAGCATCAGTTTGATATGCAATTAAAACAAGCTGAAATACAGAATCAACAACAAAAAGAACAAGAAAAAGAAAATAGAAAAGATAAGCGTATACAAATGGAAGGTACGCAGCAAAGCGAAATGATAAGCCAAAGAAATAATGATGGTTTACCAATTAACTTTGAAAACCAGTCAGAAGCTGGTATGAACGCATTTATGTAAATGTTTATTTAATTATTTAATTATATTATATTATGTCAGAA